GTAATTCCGAGTGCCCAAGTTAAAAAACCCGCAGCCCCTAGAAAACGTACCACTGTTAACATACCCCTGTCCGCCATAGGCCGACGGTATGATTGCGTACAGCTTGTTGGTCCCGTTGTTAACGCTTCCGCTAACCGTGGAACTCTGGTCAGGTGTGAAATTCACGTCGCAGGACGCGTCATTCCCGCAGGTACCCTTACTCCCTGTTCTGATCGAGCTGGGGTGGGTTATCGTAACAACCTCGTCTATCCGCAGGGGTGGCTTACTGTCGGTAAACACAATTTCGCTGTCAGCGTTGTACACCGTCAGCCCGTAGTCGTTTTGAGCCACGTCGGAGAGCTCCGAAATAGGCCCGAACAAAAACAACCTCGGTTTAAGGTTCGACGCGCCCGAGTAGACCACGTTAACTTTCCACGTGCCCGTCTCCTGTGCGAGGTCCATAATAGCTATGTTTTGGCCATCAAAGGAGGGAAGGTAAAATGGGACAACGAAGTCCGCAGTGGTATCGAATGACACTTGGTACGTAAACCCAGTGCCGTAGTTGGAGCTGATCTTAGCGGCTGACAACGGTTTAGCGTTGTCCCCAGTGTATATGAAGCGGGTGGGCGCGACGCTTTGAGTCATCTCCCCTAGGTACACCAGCGAGGAGTAGTCGCTGTGCAGGTTCAGGTACCCGTCGTCCGAGAATGTCTTAATACCGTATGTCATCGTCCAAGCACCAAATAGTTGTGGGGGCCTGCGTCATCAGGCGAGGTCAAGAGTACCCCGTACACGGACTGGTTGAAGTAAGGGCGAACCTCGCCTGCGGTAATGTTCCGCACCCCGGTGGGGACGAACACCGCTCTAAAGTCGGATATATCGGGGTAAGCGCCCTTGTTAAAGTACACAGTCGTCCCAGCCGTTATAGTCCCCTTCTTGACCACGCTGAGCGCGCCGTAGGTAAAAGCAAAGCCGCCTATGGAAAGCCCGTAAGGCATTACAACTCTCCCAAGCGGACGCGCAGAGTACTACCTTGGTAAACCTCTATTCTGCTGTCTGTAATAACAAGGCGGCTACCGGTTCCCGCGTCGATGTCGAGTGTTCCACGGAACGTAGCGTTGTTCATCTCCATCGCCCCGGTCTTGTCGATCTTCCACCCAGCGGGGCCACCGACTTCGGTAGCGGCTTTGTAGCTCGCCGACTGAATAGTGTTACCGATATACGCGTTCGTAATGGCCGCGCCTGCGATGTACGTAGATATGTTAGCTGCGGTGACCTTATCTAGCGTGGCAAAATTACCCTGACTTGAGATCGACGCGGCCACGTTATCGCCGGTTTTATCCGCTATAACCTGCCAGTCGTCACCTGAGTAAACAGCCGGAGACACCTTACTCGCGGTGGCTCGGTAAAGCCCCGTGGCTGAACCGCGGTCCCAGAGGTCGCCTTCGTCGTAAGGAACGGTGGGGGTGGTTATGAAAACTCGACGCTTGCCATCAGCTGTGTCCTTCGCGGTTGACGCGAGAGAGTACGCATCTACCGCTGCCTGATCAGTAAGGGCTTCCCAAGAGTACACACTGTCCTCGTACTTGTACCGACTGAGTTTGTTAACAGCCTCGTTGTCAGCGTTAGTAGCCTGCCACCACATGTCACCGAGGTGTGTGGCCCGTACGTCCACATCGTTATCGGCGTCCAACCACGGAGTGGAAGGGTCAGCGGTCTGAAACCAAGACTCCATTTTGCCGTCAATCGCCCCCGCCAGCCCACTAGCAAGGTTTGCTTCTGTGATTTCATTTAACCCGGCAAGATCACCGGCGTCGGTTATGCTTGAGAGCGATATATCGCTAAACGCCGCCAAGGTGCCCAGCCCCGCGATGTTGGAAATGTCCAAAGGAGAGCCCGCTGACAGAATAACGTTTCCGTCCGCGTCCTTAATAGAAAGCCCGCGGGAGTCGATCATCCCAGCGCTAATCGAACCTGCCTGAATCCGTGCAGCGTCTATAAAGCCCGCAGTAATTTTGCCTGCGTCTAGGCTGGCTATCTTGGCGTCATCAATCGCAGCGTTGCCAATCTTAGCGTTTGAGATAGTACCGTTCGCGATGAAGGCGTCCGTCATGTAAACGCCCGCTGGAACCTCCACACCGTTTATCTCGGTAGGAGTGGTGCGCACTATGAACGGGGATACGAGTTGCCCGTCGGCGTCCAAGTCTGGGGCAGCAATGTTAAAACTATCGGCCCGAACGGAAAACTCACTGGAGGGAACGCCGTTTACCACGGAGCTGGCAAGCCCGTAGCCACTGACGTAGCCGTTCAAGTCTGTTTTTACCGTGTACTGCGCAAACAAGTCGCCAGTCTGGGTGGCGCGTGTCCCGGACTCCGTCGCCAGCGCCACAGTGTTCTCTCCAGTGGTGCTTTGGAGGGTTGTAATCTGTCCAGCGGTGGTCTCGAAGGCGTCGGACCGTGCCTTGGATTCCTCTTGGATAGCCGAAGACAAGGTGCCTACAGCCCCGGTAAAGGACGACGTCAGGGTGGTTAGGGCAGAAGCGGTGGAACTTATATCAGTAGTGTGCGTTGTCAGCGTCTGGTTTATACCCGCGATGTTTGCGCCAGTGACGGCGTCTAGGGTCGTGATCTGCGTAGCGAGAGCCGAGTCTTCAGTAACGCGCGCAGTTTTTTCTGAGCGAATGGCAGCGAACGAGTCGGCGAATCCGTAGTCAATTGCTTCGATCCAGTCTTCGCCGTCGTAACGGTACATACGGTTTGAGCGAATAGCATAGTCTTCTTCCAAGTAGTCTTCGGCCAAGGTCATAGCCGTGTTGATCCACATGTCCCCCAAGAGGAGCGGGCTCTCTGTAGTACCCGCAGGTTGCGTTTCTTGGTAAAACACTCGAGTTTTGGTGTTCGTAAACGCCGTCAGTGTTTCAACACTTGTTGCTATGGCGCTGTCAGCGGTAGCTCGGGCCTCCCGCTCTGAGTGGATAAGTCCTTGGGCTAGAACGGTAACGTCTTCGCCCGTGTAGTCCCCGCGCATCTGTGCGGCTAACGTGTTTGTCTCTGTAGCCCTCGACGCAACATCAGTTACTAGGGTATCAATCTGGGTTGAGTGCGCTGAAACCGCGCCCCCTATGGTAGAGAACTGCCCAATCTCGTCCCACGTGACCGCAGAAGTTCCCGGCACCACGTTGGTCGAGTCCGCCAAAGCGACGTACAAAAACCCTTGATGTACAACCTGAGCGCCCGTCGTGTACGCCGTTGTAGAGGCCCACGTAGGAAGGTTAAGCAGTTCGCCCACTTGGCTTTGCACGGCGAGCAGGCGGTTTGCCACAGACCCCTGAAGGCTGGACGCCCCGTCGATCAGATCTATCCGTTCGCTAAGCGCCGTTGACAACGCGCTCTCGGAAAGTTGCCCAGTCAGAAGATCGAGTAGGTACACAGGGTCTTGCCCAGTTTCCCCCACAATTCCTTCCGTGGATTGATAAGTCCCCGCAGAGCCCGCGAAGTTAACGAAGCGTACCCAGTACCACCGTTTGCCACCCGCGCCGATGTTGTGCGCAAAGAATGTACCCGGAGCCATGCCCACGAGAACCGCTTGGCCAATTGAAGGGTTTTCTGGGGGCGTTGCGTCTTCCTGAGCCTCGGTCTGTGCGGCTGCCCAAATCTCTGCAAACGCATGTCCTTGGTAGGCCGGTTTGTCCCACGTCACCATAATGTTGGCGAGCGCCCCAGCCGCTTCGACGTTCTTCGGGCGGGTAGGCTGCCCAGACGGTAGAGCAGGACCGAGGGTGTTTCCGTTGTAGCTTGCAATACCCGCAGCCACGAGCTGGCGCGTCGTCACTGCACCCTCAGCCGAATTGCCATCCAAGGACTCTCTTACCCGGTCAACGAACGTACGTAGGTCGCGTGGTATTTGGCTCGTAACCGTTGGTATTTTACCCATCTCGTAGCTCCGCAGAAGAGTGCGCCATCGCAAGTGAAAACACTTCGTGGTCACCGTCAATTTGCATTTCCCAGTCACGCCCGACCTTAGCGGGAAGGCGGAAAGGGTTTCTCGACGTTACCGTCTGTGTATGTACGGTCGTGCCATCAGCGGTAAATACAACGCTCATCGGGTAGTTCTCAGCTTCGAGCTGCCCCCAAGCGAAGCTCATCGGCTTAGGCATTGTGAACTTCTTAGACTTCCACCGATAGGTTTTAGTAGCACCCGCTGCCCAGACGCGAACAGTGCGGTCCGCGTAAGCTAAAAACAGTTTGTCACCTATGAGATCGTGGTAGCCAGTCTCCGCATAGATGTCGTGTAGGATAACGTTTTGGCTCTTCATATCATAGATAAAGCCGCCTTTTGTCGTGCCATTATCGTAGAACGCAATGTACTGGTTATCGTGCTGGTACGCGTGGATCGACTCGGGCTTAAACAGCTCTTGCCACTGCTTGAACCCAAACATCTTCTCGGTGACGATCCGCGAGCCGCCCGGTGACAGCATCATCAAGCCGTCGGGAGAAGCGTAGTATACCGCGCCGCCATGGTTCACGATGCTGCGTTTGGAAACACAGGCTTGCTCAATGTCTGACTTCACAACGACCATACTGGCGGGGTGGGAGCCTTGGATGAAGTACGGCGTTCCCTTCGTCAGTACGGCGAGGGTTGTGTCCATGCGCCCAAGGCCGACCACTTTGTAGTCCAGTGTCTGGATATAGTGTTCCGGCCAAGCATGGGGTTTGTACGGTTCGCTGAAATAAATATCACGTTCAGAAAACCCAGCCATCATCCCGTTGGGCAAGTTGATAAGTCCTTTAAGGCCCGCTGGCGGTTCTGCCCATGTGGCGGAAGGTAACTCCTCACCAAGGTCTTCGGATATTACATCGTCTAGGAAGGTGTTGTTGGCGGCGATGACCTCTTTCACGAAAAGGAATACGCCGTTCACGGAACGGTAGATGCGGCGGTGGGTGACAATGTACCCGGTTGGGACGTCGAGTAAACCACTGAGGGATACTGTTTGCCCAAAGCTGACTTGTACGGTGGCGGACGCGGGAGCAGGAGCGGACTCAAACTGAAACGACGACTCATGATTGACCCAAGTCCACGTGTAAACGCGGGTCTCGGGAGTTTCGTCTTCGTCGCTGTAGCCCGTAGCGGTCAGCAGCGCGAGTGTTGGTACCATCGGGTAGTCGCCCACACGCAGAGAAATAGCGGTGCCTGTACCCGTGGCGTTTGTACTGACTACCCCGAAAGGTTCTAGAGCGCCGTAGACGACAACCGAGCCGCCGTACGCTCCAAGCCCAATTAAACCCGACACGGTAGGATTTGCGGCTACAGGAACGATCCGTTCTTCACCGCCGTTGACGGAAAACGCCAAGTACTGGTTTGCCGCAGCATCTGCGGTCGCCTGCGTAATAACAATTCGTGCCGGTGCCGGATCTTCCGAACCGTTCTCGGTAAAGGTTGCAAAGACTTCTCGCTCCTCGGGGACCGTTACCTGTTCGCCATCTACCGTTTCTACCGTTTCCTCCACTGTCACGACGTACCGGTCGTACTGAATAAAACCTGTAGCGCCACCACCCTCAGTGCTGGGCTTAACAAGCACATTGGTTCCGTAAGCAGCCGCTGTTACCTTGTTTCCCGCGTTTGTGTTTATGAGCTGTGCCAACTCTGCGGCGGTCATAACTGCTGAAGCTACTGAAAACGCTTGGCCGCTCTCGGTCGTAATACCGATCAGGTGCCCGGTGCCGATAGAGCCAATTTCAGAGTCCTCGATAACAAGCCACGCATCGGTATCGGCTGACCCCGTGGCAGAAAGATTTGGGTTGGCTGCGTAGGTAAACGTACCGTCCGTGTCTTTAGTCGTGCCCGTCTGGAACGTAGCTAGAACCGTTGCATCTGTACCCGTAGCGACGGTCGTTATCGTCACCGCCCCATCGACAGTGGCAGCCGTAGCGGTCGCAGTACCAGCGGCGTCTACCATTGCTGCATTTATATTCTCCGCCAAGGAGGTCGCACTAACGGGACTGGTCACAGTTACCGCCGTGTAGTGTGCGTCTTCCGAGGGGGTGTTAATCAAGCTGAACTTTAGCCCGCTTGTCGAGGTTATCTGCGAAACGTGTGTAGGGCTTAAACGCAGCACCGCTGGATGCGCTTCGGGGACAAATGTATTTCCACTCGCAGTACATTCGGTGGCTGGCTGAGGCAGTCCTAATGGTCGAGACGCTGTGGGGTAATCACCCGTTGCCAGTGCTAGGGAGTTATAAGTAGCCTTTGGGCCACCCGAACCTGTAAAGAATGTCCATTCGGACGCATCTCCAGCTACTTGGCTGCGGCAAACGTCAACGTCTTTGGGCCAATGGAACCAATACTGGGTCTCGGATTCTGTGTCCTGACCGTACTTGTAGATAGTCTTCGGTACTGTAGTTTTGGACAGCGTGAGTACGGAAGCGCCCGGAGCGGCGAGCGGTTGAAGGCTCCCGTTCCACATGGGGCAGTTCAGGGCAATTTGCGCTTGGCTGTCCTTCAGGTACCGAGGAGGTACTTGCGGAGAAATGCCCCCGAAAGATGATATTTTAAGAACAGCCATTTGTTAACTCCTAAGCAGATCAGGCCAACATTGCGGCGTAGGTTTTTGGACCTACAATACCGTCGGGCGTTAGATTATTTTTGCCCTGCCAACGCTTCACTGCACCTTCGGTCACTTTCCCAAAGATACCATCTACGTCTTGGCCTAGCGCGTGTTGGACTTTTTTAACATCGTCGCCGCGAGAACCTACTTTAAGTAGGATCGGCGTGGCCTTGGTCTCAGCCCAGTCGTTCATTATTTCAAGCGCTCGGTGGTAGTGGTGCGTACGGTCTTCTAGACCGTTATACCCGCCGTTTATGCGCTTCGTAGCGCCCCGGACATCTTGCTGGTCCGCGTACACATTAAGGTTGTTGCGTTGCCAGAACCAACAAGCGCTTTCGAGCGCGCCCGTCTTTGTCTGGAGGTACGCCAACGTGTCATCGAGTGACTTCCCAATACTAGCAGCAAACGCCGCGTGGTTAGCTTTTCCAGTAAGCTGGATCACGCCAAGCCCCCGGTGCTTCCACCCATCGCCGGAGCTAGAGTCGCCGTTGCCCATACGGTTAGCGTACACGACATTAGCAATGTGCTCAGGCAGGCGGTGAAACTCGTTTGCGTCTCTACCAGCGCGCCTAAAGTACTTAGGGAAAACGGCGTTTAACCCCTTGGCGCTATAGTTGAGGTTCTCTTCTAAAACTTTGAAGTTGAGACTTTCGTGCCCACACTGCGCAAAGAACATGCCAATGCGTTCGGGTGTGTCTATCCCATACTTCGGGAGCAATGCTTGCACGGGGTCGACCCAAGTGGGCCAGTCGTCGTTACCCTTCAACAAGCGCTCAAGGTGTTTCACAGTTAGTTTGAGGCCAATACCCAGCAGTAACTGCAACATCAGTTTTTACCCATCTCGTACTCTCCCGCAGTCATTTCTTTTTACTCTTACCTAGGCAGCGCTTTGCAGCTTTACACTTCGCAGGGCTGCTACAGCCTTTGCAGGGTTTGAACGCGGTGGTGGTGGCGTATTTAGGCATTACCATTTCTCCTTGTCGGCCCAGTAGGCCGCTGACATTTTACCTTTGGATATGTTCTTTCCGTGCCGCGCTTTAAACGAAGCACGTTTCTTCTTCATAGCGTCGGACTCGCCCGACTTGGGCTTGCCAGCGGTACTAGCGCCTTGCTCTCCAAACCGGATCGTTTTCACCTCGTCGCCTTGTTTTGCCACAACAACGTGTGACTTTGTGGCGTGGCTTGGTGTACGTTTCGGTTTGTTGAACCCAGACACTCCTGCTCGGGCCAGCCGTGGGTCTTTTTTACTTTCCGCCATGGTACCTCCTAGTCAGTTAATGGGTTAGCTACTTGTCTCGATTGTTGTACAGTTCGTAGAGAACTTTGACCTTTTCCTTCAAAGTCTCGATATCGGCGTAACTTTTGGCTAACCAAAAAATTAACCCCACAAAGCCCACAGCAAGGGGCCAGATAGCAGGGATAATTTCCAGTAAACCAACACCGTTCATTACTGTGCCATGAGACGGTCTAGCTTCTCGTCCAGTCTTTGCAGGCGGTCGATTACGCGGTTGATGTCGTTATGGACTTCGGCTTTGGTTACATACTCTTTGGCAATCTCTTCTCGAGTGCGGTTGAGCAGGATCTGGACGCGCTGGAGTTCGGTAACGTAGTTACGAAGGACAAACCCCAAAACTCCGATAACGGCAGTTAAACCGCTACTCCACAGCATATCCATATCCACCTACCTTATTCCGTTGGTTGTTCGACGGGATTTTCAAACGCACCTGTTAACATGTTAACAAATGCGGTGCGGCCTACGGTTAACTGATCCACGTTGAAACGCGCGTTAGCTAGCTTGCGGTCCAAATCGTGAATGTGGTTTACCATAACCACTTCCTGCTCGTTTAGATCTTCAACGTTACGCGTTATGTCGTTAACGGTGATGGTTTTCTTTTCGTCTTTAGCCATCAGATGTCTCCTACTTAGGTTGGTTGGGGATTCAGGTTACCACGGAACGCCAGTAGCTTGAACTGGGGTGATTTTTAAGTCGATCTGAGCTTGCAACGCATCTTGGACCGCATCTCGGTTAACGTCTCCAGCCCAGCACCAGCCCAAGACATCTTCTTCGGTCAGGTCGGCCAGTGCGATGTATCCATCTGCCGTTGGATCAGGTGCAAAGCCAGACGTACCATAGCTACCCGCGCTGTAAGTTGTGTCACCACTTTCTTCCGAAGCGCTACAGCGCCAGTGGGCTGTTACGACCGCACCGTCGCTAGCGGTGGGGTGCAAGGTGTAGTCGAGAGTACTCACTGTCCACGCGAAAGTTGCCATTATTTCTTCGCCTTGTTGTTAAGGAAAGCAAAGGTCTCCATGATTTTGTAGACTTTAGCCACGAAGGCGTCGTCCTTCGGCGTGTCGGTGTAGTTAGCGATGATCGAACAGACCGTCACTACGGACGTGGCCAGTACGTAAAATGTTGATAAAGGTTCCATAGGGTTTATTCCTCGCTTCCGTCAATACGCGCTTGGACTCGGAGAGCCAAAACATTATCTGGTATCGCTGTGCCAGTCTCGGTTTGCCGCACGACGTACCAATCGGTCTGTTGTAAATACTGCTTGGCCATACCCCGCCGTCGTTGGGGCTCATGGAAGTTTACTACCACCTCCTGTTCTGCTGGCGTAAGCTGGTCAAAATCCCGCTCGAGGGGGAACTCCGGCTCAGTTACCAGATCATCTGTTACTGTGCTCATGTGTAATTCCTTATGTGTACCAGTTGTGGCAAAGTGTATCTCCATAAAATGTCCCTAAGTTGTGTGTGGTTCCTAGATAGTCTGCTTTAGCCCCCATCGCGGAAGCAGTTATAGGCCCTAGGTAGTACGAGTAACCAGTCCCCCCAAGGGTAGTCTTTGTCGTATATACTACGGGGTTTATAGCGGCGGTATCTGATCTGTAGTGGTATCCGTACCCCCCTCGCAGCCATAGAACGGGTTTGTAGTAACCCCGCAGCGTAACAGCCCCGACCATAGCTCGGTACTGTGAATGGGCGAAGTGTACGTAATTGTGTATAACGTTTCCGCCCCAGCTATACCCGGACATATCCATTTTTAGAGCAACCCCGCCGAGCATCGTAGTTCCGTTAACGACGGGGTTGTAGTTTCCGTAGTACTTAAACAGCTCAAAATTGTTCAGGGTTTTGGAGTCGCCCCCCTCTAGTGAGACAGGGTAAAAATTATTAAAGTCTAGGGCCGTCATATCTATGAACTTCCAAGTTTGTTGAAAGTCTTGAGCATGAACGACACCGGAAAAGTGAGCGTCTTTGAATCGTTTAGTAGATACTCCAAGGTCAACCAAATTGTCGCTATTATTACCATTCTCTAAAACAGGGAATATTGACTCTGCCCCTGTACCATCATAAAAACGCAAACGGGTATCGCCATTGCCTATGTTTATGTTATTTGATGTCACACCAATACTGCCAACGGTTGTGCCATCTTTTTGGAATATAGAAATATCACCATCATTACCTAGTCGGTTTACTATTTGTACTGTAGTTGAATTCGCTGTGTGGATAGACCTTCCGTAACCAAGTAGCTCATGGCCTGTTGCACTAGAGCTGGTAGTCTTACCCACGAGTAAGTTGCCCGAGCTGTCGATTCGCATGGCTTCCGACCCACCGTTATTAAAGGTGATTACATCTGAACCGGGGAAGTTGATGCTAGTGTTGGAGTCCCCTTGCCCTGCAATGAAGGATGCGTATGCGCCAGCGGATAGGTAGAGGTTACGCCACCGGGTAGCGCCCTCTCCTAAGTCCTTGGTGCCGTCTACAAGAGCGCCGGTATTGATTGTTGGTACTAGTGAGCTACTGTTGGTTGTACCGATACCAAAACCATCGTTATTTTCTCGGTGATCCATGACAATGGATGTAACCGTGGATGCACGAGACAGCCAACTACCAACGGTTACAGTGCCTTCTCTAAACTCTAGAATTCTACCGGAATCAGTAAGTCGTGTGTACGAACCAACTGTTGCCCCAGCTCGCGTTGCAGCGGAGTAGCCATCCGATCGTAGTTCGTGACCCGCAACTTCTACGTTAAGCGCGGTTTTTGCCACGAGAAGACTGCCCGCGCTGGTTATTCGCATACGCTCTGAGTCATTGACCCGGAATACCATGTCATCGAGATACGCACCTAGGGAAGTTTCACCTGCGGTAGTGCCATCCTTAAAATGTATTAGCGCGTAATTATCCGTAGACTCAAAAATTGCGACAGTGTTTAGAAGCCCTGAACTTACGTGTAATGCGGCATCGGGGGCTGTAACGCGAATCCCGACATTGCCCGAGCTGTCGATTCGCATACGTTCTGCTGGAGTACCTGATGATGCGGTCTGCACGATGAAGTCTGATGAAAGGTTGGAACCCGAATTTGTACTTGCAGCGAAACCAATTCGCCCCATTGCCTGCGCGTTTCCGTCGTTCCGCTCGCCTACAAAGTAAATGTTGCTGCCGAATCCTACGCCAGTAGTGCCAGAGCTGCCTGCTTGCACCCTTATTTGGTCCGACTGTGTTGTAGTATTTGCAGTCTCTTCCGACAAAGAAAGCTGGCTGGTTGGCGAACTCGTGCCAATCCCGACATTGCCATTGGTATTAAGAACTATATGACCCGCTGCCGTTGAGTTTTGAATATAAAAGTGGTCGCTTCCTGAGCTTGCGTGACCTACAAAAGCCGTAGTACCGCCAGTATCGTTAAATTTAATCAGGTTTTGCGGAGTGCCTGCATCAGTAGCAGTTAGATTAACTAATGTACCACCAGCGGCAGACACAAGAAGTTCATCAGCCGTCACCGTGCCCGTTACATCAATGCCTGTGGCTGTGGTTTGCAGTTTATGGCTATTATCAAATCTAAGCTTTACTGCGCCTCCGTTAATAAACTCAGCATATCTATGCACATTGTCTGAGCTTTGAAAAAACATGTTATCAGATGCTCTTACATATAAATTGCCAGTACCATTGTCTGAGATATAGCTATTAGCCCCATCATGGTAAATCTCAAGGTCGCTACCAGTACCGAAGATGGCCTTCTTACCATCGCCAAATTCTAAATCGCCCGTCATCGCCCCGCCGGATTTCTCCAGCTTGTCTGCGTTGAGGTTTAGAAAGTTGTCATCCACCTCAACGTTAGTTAGGGGTGAACCCTTAGGAGCAGCGCCCTGAACGCGGGTTGTTATCGTAGCCATGTGTTACACCCCTAGCTTAATTAAGACGCAGACAAAGTAATGGTCCAAGTAACGGACATCGTGTCATCCGCGGCCTTGTTAACCACATCGAATTTCGTACGGCACAACATGTCGCCAGCCGTGGCCGCGTTAAAGATACCCGCTTCCGTTACTGCACCCGTTGCATCGCCCGCCTCGAAAGACGCTTGGTACTGGATCTGCTCGTCATTAGTGCCCGCGATGGTGGTTGAATCCAAAGCTTCTCGGCTTCCCAACACAGAGACCAGATCGGTTTGATTTGCTGCTGCGTTTGTTGTCGAAGAGCCTAGCGCCATGTGAGACATGATAGCTTTACTGGTACCGGACATACGGGACGCAATGAACGCGAGCCCAGAGTCCACGACGAGGTTTTTAACCTTTCGCGAGTCTTTGATGTTTCCAGCCTTGTCCTTCAGGACGATGTTAAGCTGGCCAGAGAGCTTTAAGTTTTCGTTGATCATAACGATCTCCTTCAGAACGTAGTGGAAGCCCCGACAAAGTCTTCCGCGAAGTATGTGAAGTCAGTATATCCCTGACTCCGCAACGACCCCGCGTCGGTGCTCGAGGCCAAATTAAGTAGTACCTTTCCAGAGGTAACTACGGACGCGTCCTCAAATAGGGCGCTGTCTGAGCGCTGTCTCGTTAGAGACTTAGCCAGAGTTTCGGTTGCTACAGGTATATCTGAAAGATGCTTACCTGTAACCACATAATGTATCTCAGATGCAATAGAATTGTCTGAGAAGAGTCGATTATATCCTACTTGCCGTGTAAAAGTCTCTGCGGCAGAGGCTATGTTCGACTTAATTTTACGGAACTGCATCTCTTGATCGTCAAGAATTGAAGCCTCACCGTCAATATCGTCGGTAAAAGTGACTGTATCTATCAGGGCTTTGGTAAGCCCGAAGCTGTCTATAGCGTCAGAGGCCACAGGAGCGTCTGAGAGCCCTTTTCCGAACGCAAGCGTATCAATGGCCTCAGCAAAGAATCCGTGGTCTGCAAGCGCCTTAGCGAAGGCGATGACGTCGTTGTCCAGTGTTGCAGCTGCGTCCGTTAGGGGCTTCGTAACCCCGAAGCTGTATACAGTGTCAGACGCCACAGGAGCATCTGAGAGCGCTTTCCCTGTACCCCGAGCTAAGCGGTCGCTTATACCCGAAACCGCATCGGTTAGAACCTTCGCGAACCCAAGGTAGTTCGAGTCCGTTGCAGCCATCTGATCAAAGAGGCTTTTGGCAAAACTAAAGCGTTGGTCGTCTAAGACGTAACCATACTCGCCGATTACCTTGCCGAACGCGACCTCAATAGCCTCGGCAAATCCAGCCTCGTCGGTCAGCGCTTTAACCAGCTCGAAAGCGGTTTCTTCTTGCAGCCCAAGCGCGTCAGCAAACGAAGCAAATAGGAGAAAGTTTCCCAGCTCTGCTTTAACAACGTTTTGGTTAACGTTTACTGAAGTCTGGGTCAGTACGTTTAGCTGCTCAAAATGAGCAGTTAGCGCGTTAACCAGTTCGACAGCTTTTAGTTTCACGCGAAGTCCGCCCGAATCTTAAACTTGAGCTTTTCGAACAAGGTTTCTCTAACGCCGCTACTGCGGACAACCTCGATCTCGCCTTCGTACGTCCCAGCGTCGACTTGCAGGTCGTCTGTCGCCCACTGAAGTACCGCAACACCGTTGTTCGCAGTGTCCGGGTTTATGTAAAACTCACGAGAGAACAAAACGCTTTCCGCGCCTGCTTCCCGAAAATGGAGTGTGACCGTCGCGCTGGTCAAATCGACCGCCGCGTTGTCGTCCTCGTTTGTCAGCGTTACCCGAATCTGGGGGCCTGTATCGCCTTGAACGTACTTAAATACCTGAGCCATTAAATCCCCCTGCGAACGCTGGCTTTGTCAAACCCAACCATCTTGGCGCGTAGGCTTGAACGACGGGTGTCGCGGCCTTTAGCGTCGGTGGCGTGTTTGTAGAATTCCGATTTGTAGTATGCGCCAAGCTCGAAGTTGGTCCATTCCTTGCCCGGTATCATCGCTAGGCGGTAAATAGCTCCGCACGCGATTGAACGCCCGTGCGTTTCGTAAATAAAGTCCTCTACGCCTGTAGCCGTCAGCGCCGGTTTAATAACACCCGTTCCCTCGAACTCATACTTACCGTCGGGGGTAGGGTAGAACCGGATCTGCGAGTCTTGGTAGATACTAAAGGACATGGGTCGGCCATTAGCAGAGCCACTTGGCAACGCGTAGTGTCGATCCGACACCCGGCTAATAGGTTGTCCATTAACGTAAAGAACTAGAACATCCTCTAGGACAGTCCTCGTAGGCACCTCAACGTCGTACTCAGCGGTGTTTCTGCTGGTGTAGTCCTTGTCGATGTCATACCGCCATATCTGGCTAATACCACAAAACTCCGCTGCTGCTTCCTGCAAGTGAGTTTCAATGATAATTTCCGGGCAGCCCGGTAAAAGGGGCTGAATGTACGGAAGAAAACTGTCCCATGCTACTGCCATATTAGGTCACCGAACTCTGGTTTAAAGGCGAGGACGCCGCGTCCACCTGATTTTTGGTGTTTAGGGCTGCGTTAAACGCACCGTAAGCTGCCTGCGCACGTTGCTCGTTAGCACCGTATTCAGCATCTTTTGAGTACGCTCGGTACAGCATCCAGTCGATCATTGGGGACATGTAGATGTCATCCAACAAAATAACTGTAGTGTCTGAAGAGTCTGGATCGAGTTGGGCTTCTGTCAGTGTAGTTGCACCCGGAGAGTCCGTGTACACAACTTCAATTTCCGCCGCATTTGTTGCGGGTGGATAGACAAAAAACTCTTTCGGCTGACGTGGATCAAATGTGTAGTGCTGGATGTTTACCGTGCCTGTTTCGGCGTGCCACGTGGGGCGTTGGTCATCCAGAACGCTACGTGCAACAAGGCGTATAACCCTGTATGTTGACGCTGTAGCGAGGTTTCTTGTCACGTCCAACAACCGTAGCCCCGAAGGGAACTGTGTTGTCAGCGTTTGTCGCGTACCGGCGGCACATGTAAATGTACCCGCTTTCGCGTTTGCGTCAGGACGTGCGAGCGTGATGGCGAGATAAGACTCGTTCATCCAGTTCTGCAATTCCGTGCGCGGCCAACGAATGTTAGTGTCCTGAAGGACATCCTCTACTCGCCGAATAATATCAGTGACTTTTACGGTAGACATCGGTTACCCCCTCTTGGGTGAAGCGGTAGTACGAGCCGTCTTGACCGACTTAGCACTTTGCGCTTGAGGTGTAGAAACCGGCTTTACAGTCTTTGCCATCTCTTCGCCTTCGGCGGTTAGAACCAACTTGTCATCGACTACTCGGGCCACAACCACGCGTGATCCGTCAACCTTAGCTACTGCTTTGTTTGCAACAACTTCTGCGTTCACGGCATTGATTAAATCAAATACATCCATAACAACCTCCTTAGTTGTATGAGGGGGGTTGCCCCCCCTCTAAGGTGTTAGGTTGCAGAACCGACGATAGCAGTTACCAAAGCTTCAGGCTTAACGACCTTGCGACCGTAGACGGCTAAGCCGCGCACGATGTCACCGAAGTCAGTCTGATTACGCAATGGCTCAGTTTTGCTGATTTGCGAGGCAAACGCGCAAGCATTTTTCGTGCCCGCGACCATCATGCGACGCGCCTTGGCGTTAGTTACTGTAGCACCGCCCGAGACCGCAGACAGGCCCGGAACCAACGCTTTAGCAGCAGCACCTTTTGGCAGGAGGTTGGAGACGTAAACGTCGAAGCGGTCCAACATACCGATTTTGCCGGTACGGATGGTGCTTGACTGGTCACCGGTGAAGTACGCCTGTGCGATGTCAGTTTGCATGAGCAGCTGGCGATCGAAAGGAGAGATGATTAACCAACGGCCTTCCTCTGGAACGTTTTGCTCGTCAAGAGCAGCTGACATGCGAAGGATCGCTTTCAACACGTTTGCAGGGGTAGATTGGTCGATCGGGGCAGTGTCGGTACCGAGGTTGTACGAGTCAGACAAGTTACCAGCGGTAGCGCCTTCGTTGCTTGCGTGGGCACCTTCAGTTACGAACCAGTTAAAGAAACATTCGTTCTCAATTTGGATCTTCAACGACTTGGCAGCGTCGTCTGTGAACATGTTCATCATGTCCATATCTGCTTGGTGAGCGAGAACGTCGTTTACCTGAACGCTGAAATACTTACCCTTGTTGATCTGCATGTCTTGAAAGATCGGGGTAGGGACTTCGGACGTCAAAGTTGCACCGGCACCGGTATAATCGTTGATCGTGATCGACGGGGCCGTACGGATGCGAATGGTGTCGCCTTGGTTCTTGATTTCGCCTTCCCAATCGGTATTGGCGATCTCAGTCATCATGGTGTTCGCGTAGAACTTTGCGTTTAGTTTGTTAGACCACAATTGCGGAATGAACGCACCAGAATACGATGGATCAGTTGCAAAAGCGGAACCGCCTGTTACGGGAAATACAGCAGCCATTATGGCCTCCTATTAGTTTTGTTGGTGACTAACAGCTGCTTACTTTCTGGCGCTATACGTACTTACGTGTTAACACGTTATGTTCGCACACGGCCTTCTAGATATGCAGTCGTTATGTCGGCTTCAAGTTTTGTTGCTTCATCGTACTTGTGGTTCGTATTCAAAGTGCGAATCCGGTTCCAAGCCGATTGGATTTCTCTTTCTGAGTAAACCTTCGAGTCTTTACCTACGCTCTTTGTATTTACAGAACTCGATGAACGATTTGGCGTAACCTGCTTCTCGAGTTCAGCTCGGCGAGACTGACGTTCGTCTGGCTCCGCATTTCCTAGGGATGCTTTCCACAGGTTCACATAATGTGACACTGCCTCAGCGTCCCCGTTCGAAAATGCTGCTGCCGCCTGATCTCTGCGCGGGCCACGGGACATGGGATCATGCTCGTTTAACCACGCAACCCAGCGTTCGTCGTTGTCGATGGCGGCAAAATCAGGAACTGCTTGCGCTAGTTTCTGAGTAAAGCTCATTTCACCGACTTGGCTACCGGTCTGCTTCAGTTGACTTTGAAGCTGGTCGATAACTACTTGTTGTTGCTCAAAGCGGTCCTCGTATCCTTGAGAGACTTCCTGCGCAACACGACGCTGGACACCGATCAGTTCTTCGCCAAATTCGGCTCGATCTTCGTCGGTTACATAACTGACTTTCTCTTTCGGCTTCGCGGGCTCTTTGGGCTTCTCTTCCATACTCACAACGAGCTGGTTAAGCTTGGCCGTTAAGTCCTTTACCTGCGAGTGCAGGCGGGGGACTTCAGCGTCGTACTTACCCCGGAGGGTTTTGTATTTCTGCTCAAATTCGTCCACTACGTCCGTCGGTGACGTGTCAGCTGGCTTTGCGTCGTCAGGTTCTACTGATGCTTCGGCTTCGAACGGTACTTCTGCCTCGGTATCCTTTGGAACATCCTTTGAAACGTCAGACCCTTCGGTCTTCTTCTTAGGCTTTTCCGTTTGGGCGTTTAGCGTTTTCTCTAATTCTTCAGTTTCAGCGATCTGTGCTTGTACCTGTTTTGGCAATGCCATGGTTTTCTCCTTAAAGCACCAACTCAAGCTCCTAGCGTCCCGTGGGTATGCTGTAACCGTTATGGTGTGCTTCTCGTATTTTACGCCTAAGCGCGGTTTCCTACCTTCGGCGCGTCATTGACGGCATCCAGTAAATCTACAAATGCTTCCGCTCTGCCCTGCAACCGGTGGACCTGTGCCATGTCGGTTGCGTGAATAAGCTTCAACTTGGCGGATTCTAACTCCGCCGTAATTAGTCTCAAAAATGCCTCGTTTCCGGGCTCTCGTAACCGAGTTAGGGCTGTAATTGCCTGAATCTCGACATTATTAAGGTCAATCATAGCGCAAAACTATCCTAAATGTGGTTACGTGTCAACAGATACACTGTTAGACGCCGTTTGGTTTAGGGCTAAAGTTGTTCTCTTGTCGCCCTCCCTGAGGTGTTCCGTCTTCCTGCAAGTTAGCGGGGCCTTGTGAACCCTGTGCTCCTTGCGCCGCGGCCATGGCCTGTTGCTGCTGCATCATCATTTGCTGCTCAGCTTGCTTCTTCAGGATGTCTTCACGGCTAGGGACGAGACGATCAACGTTAGTATTAAGGTTGCCCGCCAGATCTCGCATAAGTTCGGCGGTTCCCTCAGGCCCAACAATCTGCTGTGCGACAGGGCTTTCCAAGATAAGACGGAGGAACTCGTTCTTACGAACAGCCTCAGCTTCCTTGACAACCAGCGACATAGCGCCTCGAGCGATAATCTGTACGTCTCCGATCAAGTCCGGGTCGTCAGAGTACCGTAGGTTGCGCTGGTACTGACGCTCGAGCATCGGAGTAATGACATCGTGGTCAACGTTGCCTATAACCTGCTTTATACTCTTACCAGCGTTAGAGATAAGCATAGACAAGCCGGACGACGTGCGTCCTGCGCCCGGAACATGCTGACCCGTCATATAACGCGGGATACCTGATACTTCGTCTGCAAGTTCCATAAACTTATCGAAAACGCCCATAAGTTCGCCCGCGTTAGAGTTGGGCTGGAAAAACTGCATTGGGGGAGAAGCATCGCCATATTCTGAGGTTTTGAACTGCCAAATCTTCCAAGGGTGCATCTGCGTAATGTCTTCGCCTGCTGGCAGACGACTTACGTTAACGCCTACCTGCGGACCCGACGAGATACCCATGTTGTTAGCCAGCGCCCGAGCGGCAGCGTTACACATGTTTTGCGCGTCGATACACAGATCCGCTACCCCGTTTCCGTCTATTCGACCGGGAACCTTCTCGAAAGAAGTCAGGTAGTACGGTTTACGCCCAAGAGGGTCGTAGTTCAAAACAGCTTTGATGATGACGTTGTTTATCATCCAGACTTCGCACGGATAGGACTTGTGCGGGTCTTCAACTTCTTCTTCGGACATGCCCCACTCTATGAGGAGCTTTCCGGGAATAGAGTCCCATAACTGCAACGCTGCAACGATCTCGGTGGTTGCGTCGTCAAAGTCTTTACCTGTTACGGCTTCCATTTCGCTGTCTGTCTGGTCAAGCCAACCAAAACCGCCTGAGCCGAAGTCCATGAGGAGCGTACGGATCGCCGATTCATCGTAGCCTTCAACACCTAGCATCGCCTCAAGGTCTTCACGTGTTAAATGGTGAAGCTCCATGACAGGCATGTTCTGAATGTCATCGCCCCACGGGGACCAGAAGAACTTGTAAGGGTCAACGCGTTCCCACTCGTCACGCAATACGTCAATAGCGGCTAGGCCACCTTTCACGTACTTCATAGCTTTGCGTTTTCGGGGGATCGGACCTTTGAGGACTGCGAACGGGAATGTCGCAAGGTCGTTTGTAAATTCGTAGAGTGCCTTGACCCAACCGCCTTCAGCGAGCTGGTCTTGCATCTTCAACTCCATGCGCTCGACGCGTTTCTCTGCCTCGTGCTTCATGCTCCGCGTAGCTGTATCTTTCATGCCCGCTGCGAGTTCTTTGAGTTCCATGGGGTCTAGCTGCTGGTTACCCTCAGCGTAGTACTGCTGTAGGTTCGCCGCCATAATGCGCTGCAAGTTTGCTGCAACTTCAGGCGGTACCTCGGGGATAGGGGTAGCAGACAAGGCCCAAGGCTTATCAGCCCCAACGCCTAGAAGCGTATCACGCAACCAAGCTGTAGCCGTTCTGCACTTGGTGCTGACGATACCCATAAAGATCTCTGAACCGCCCATTTCGCGGATCTCAGCCATCTTGCCGGGGTCGTACTCCATATTCCGTGCCCGTACGCACGCAGACAACCGATCCTCGATTGTATTACGTTTGTGGTCCCGCATCACTTCCCACCGACGGCGGACGTGTGCTGACAGACCTTGTACCATAGGGGTCATCTGCTTTTCAGCAGACTCGCGCTGCGCCGCAGCCTCTAGATCAGAGGCACGCGCAATGGGAATAAGTTGCGAACCAAGTGCCATTTAATACTATCTCACATGTGCGATACTGGCGACACCATAACTCTTATCTGCTAACAGGTCAACAGATTATGTCCAACCTCTTGAAGAGACTTTAACGACAGATCGGCGCTGGTCAGTAGAAGCCATTCCCCCAAACGTCTCACCGCCATCCGCGTGCAGGCACATATACTGGAACGCATCTGCTACATCGGACCAAGGGTGCGACTTCTCAGGGCTCTCGTCCCGAACACCTTTCGTGTTTATTTTGTATCGGTACTTACCCGCCAGTGCCTGTACGAGCGGTAACGCGCTTTCAGGATCTATAACGACACCATGCTTTCCGTCGACAACGCGGGTGAGGTGCTTATCAACTGCTGAGATCCGTGCTGCCACTGAGTTTGTCTTAGCGCTCTTGACCGAGAAGCCTTCGTTACGCCAGATGTCTGCTACTGTGCGCTCATCCGTCTGAACCCGCTGAAATGCCGCTGGGTCAATAATAACAACGCAGCGTCTACCGGGGAACTTGTTAACCAGTAGAGGTTTTATGACTTCACGGACGAAACGCAGTGCGCCCATACCGTCTGATGTTTTGGCATCGTACACGATCAAGCGCCCATCGTAGGCTACCTGCCCAATCACCGCTGCGGGGGTTAACCCTGCATCAACGCCGATTATCAGGGGGTCGTCGGAGTAGAGAGGCTTTATGGCTGCCTTGGCTACGTGGTTGGTTCTGTCAAACGAACGGAATACGGGCAGACCTGACAGCGATTTGCCGAACTCTGCGTTGATGTATACGTCGATCCAGTCCTCGGTCTTACCCTTCGCGAGGTTGTCGTAGTAATCGTCGGGTAGAAACTCGGTCCAGTCTGCTTCGGGGGACAGACCGCTGGGCTGGATCGTGACGTGTACGTTCGATGGGTGGTCGGTGAGTAAGGTTTCCCAGAACGTGTCGACATCTGGTGGGTTGGTCATTCCCCAGAGGTGCGCGTTCGGCTTACCGTCGTCAGTTTTGCAACCAACACCGTTCATCATTTTATCGGGGTATCGTCCTACTCGGCCTTGTGCGGCGTTGTAGATGTCAGGGTGAATCTCCCGGAACTCGTCGAATATGATGAAACTGGCCTGTAAAGAGAGTAGGCGGCGTACGTCGTTAGCGTCATCTAGCCCTCGAAACAGTACTTCGCACTCAATATCGCCTATTTTTATGACGAATTTGTACTCAGTTTTGAGAAAAGAGCCCATTATACCGTCTGGAATCCACTTCAAAAAGTCTGGAATTGACGTGTCTCGGAGCTGTTCTCGCGTGTTTCGTACCCAAATACACCGGGATCTGCGCACTCCATCCTTACATGCCGCCATGAGTGCCGCGTGATGCACGATCTTCATGATACCGGCTGTCGTTTTAGTCGACCCAACAGGGCCAACGGCTAAGGATATGAACTGCTGCGAGTAGAAGAACTCGTCTAGGCTACGGATAACCTCAAAATTAACTTCATGTAGCATCGTCTATAGCCTTACCTTCGATGGTAATGGCGTCTTCTCGGTCCTTAGCGCGGGTGATGTTAATGACCACTTGAGGTCCACCACCGGAAACATCCGCTTTGGTATCCGGTTCCAGCCTGCCTAGTTTGTTCAGCAGTTTTTGGAACTCAATCCGGGCCATTGGGTTAATTGTGGGATTCTGCATGTGCCGAAACAAGTTATCGAGGTTAACCGCCGCGAGCATACGGGCAACGGTTTCCATTTTAGTGGGGTCTTCCTCAATTGCGAGCAAGTCCGCAGGGGACAAAATAGCTTTGTCTACTTGGTTGGGGTCGAGTGCTTCTAAAATTGATTTGCTCATAGCGACAGATGCTAACGCGTGAACACCTATATGTCAATAATTGGTGCCTCTGTAGGATCAACTGAATAAGCTGTTGTGTGCTTAAAAGGGTCAAAATTTGGGGCGCGGTATACGTGTTACCTAAGGATGGGCCCCCCGCCCGGCCCCCGTCGGTCCCTGCCCCCCCTTGTGGACCTGCGCCCAGTAGTAAGAGAGTCTAACCGACGCGGCACAAGGTGCTTAAGGTCGACGGGGCGGGCTCTCTTCTCTAAGCGGTGTATGTGCTCGGGCCCTGTTTCTTTGACTTTAACTCGCAATCCAGCTGTTAAATGATCGGATACGCAAATAGTAGCGGCCAAAAACGCATGCACGCCCCTAGCATTGTGAAGTACTAGGGGTGTCGATCGGGTAATGCCGGTGAATCTTGTACAGTTAATAACTGTTAATGACTTGTTTCGCTACGAGAATTGCAATGGCTTTAGTTGTCAGGGGCTTACAAGGTGTACATTTATACAAGTGTATACCTCCTTAATCCCTTAAATATTTGGAGCACTATCATGCGATCAACTACACAAATCC